TGTGGCTTCGTTAAAAGTAGCGGCTACATAAAAGCCATACGCATTTGTAGGAACGACTGAAAAAGTGCCTTGATTTGCATAAAACCCAATAACAGAACCTGCTCCCGTATGCGTCGCATCCGTATTTAGTGTAGATAAAATGCCTGTTGCAGTTCCCGTTTGTGCCGCTTTAGCCGTTGTATTAAAGCCAAAAGCGGTGGGGCTGGCAGAAGTCATGTCCGCACAAGTGAACGTAGCTTGACCTGTACTTGCTATACGCATCCGCTCCGTTGCCGCAGTGCTTATGGCAATTGAATCTGACGTTCCTCCGGCAAGCGTGATGACATTGGACGTTGCAACAATCCCTAGTTCGGAGGCAGATCCCCCCGTAGCATCAGAGGAGGCATAAAACTTAGCTAAATTTAAACTATCCCCTGCGCTTCCGGCATATACCTCAAACCGATAAGTAGGCTCATTCTGTCCAATACCTACGTTACCATTAAAATAACTTGGGGCCGTACCACTTGCATAGAAATTCCAACGATTTGCGGCAGTAGGTATAGAACTGAAGTAACCATAGTTATTTGTGGCCCCCGTCCAATCTGCTTGGACATAAAACCCATATGCATTAGTTAATGTACCGCCACCCGTGTTTGTTACTCCAGCGGCATTAAAACCAATTGCGCCGGTAAGAGTCCCTGCGCCCGTGTTCGTTATGTCTGCGACAAAGGCAGATGCCGCTGTTACTGTCCCCGAAGCTCCTGTAATAGTTGGGCTGGAATAAACTCCACGGGCCCATCCCCCTGAAGATATTCCATAAGACATGGCAAGACCTGCTTGGTTCCATGTGGTTTGAACCTCAAGACCGGCGGACGAGTAACTACTCCCTGCAACAGTGGCAGTGATTGCCCCTTCCAAGTACATCTGACGAACAGTTGAACCACTAATAGAGGCATCACTATCAAACGGTTGATTATTACGAAAACCAACAGTAGTAAGACTAGTAGCATTAATGCCTACACGCCCTTGGTTATTAATCCGCATCCTTTCAGTTGGATAAGGATCTCCCGCCAAGGTAGTAGCAAAAGTAAGTCTTCCCGGGACACTTCCGGCAGTAGCGTTACCATCTGCGGAACCCATAATGAATGCCCCAGATTGAAAAGCTTGACTGCTTCCCGCTCCCGCATCACTACCCGCAAAACCTATTACGCCTAACTGTGTTCCATCCGTTACCGCAGTATGTTCTCCAACTGTGGCATTTAATGATTTATTAAACGAAAGGGAAGGCTCCGTACTAGTACCGCTGGAATAATTAAATACGCCTATTCCAGAAGAGGCCTCAGATGTCCCGATAATCTGTGTACTAAAATAGGGGGAGGAGAGACTTGTGGTTCCCGTAGAATTCTTGGAAGCAATAGCTTCTGTGTAACCTTTAAGAATCTGACCCGATCCTGTAACAAGGAAAGGAGATGTATCAGGGTTAGTGTCATCTTCGACGAGCAGCGCGGCTCCCGTTCCTACCTGTGTAATACGAAGTGCGGGGTATGTGGTGCCTGTGTCGCTGGATATAACCACACCCGGTTGAACTACACCATTTAATGTAATGATGTCATCAGTTACAAATGCGCTTCCAGTAGTAGCGGCAGAATTTGCATTAAAGGTAAAAATACTGGGTGGGGTAACACTGGTTATCGTGTAGTCGCCCCCCGGAACAAGCCCCGTAGTTGGAATAAACTGGATTACATCACCGTCAGAATATCCATGATCTCCTGTTGTCGTAACCACCACAGAACTTGATCCCGATGCGGCTTTGGTATATGTAGCACTGAGACGATTACCGAGCGTGACATTGCCATTGACAATCAACGACCCAGAAAACGAGTTCAACGCATCATATACATCGGTGCCATCGGTACAAATCTGGAAAGCGCTTGGTACCGTTCCGCTAGAAGTGGCTCCGGGAATTGTTACACCTGTTCCCGCGGCAGTGGTATTACCTAATACAGTAGAGCAGAAAACTGTGACCGGATACTCAGAAGCATTTCTAATAACATAGAACTTTTCCGCATTTGGAATGTATACGTTATAAGCTGCACCTGTAGTGGTATCTAGCTCAAGTATCATGTTCCGTGCCTGATCTGCTGCACCATTTAATGCAGTTAACGCTTGATCGGCAGAACTTGTGGTTACCTGTACATACCCCGAGATAGCGGACTCAATAATCGTTCCAAGATTGCTATTAGTGGTAAGTCCCCACGTACCGGACTGTTCTCCAGTACCGATCAACTCAATGCGTAGATTCGGGCTGTATGTACTTGGCATCGCTATTCCTTAACTTAAATACAACGCACGTTCGTCGTTGCGTCGATTCACCAGACCTTTGAGTACCTTACCCCCGGCCTTGGTGTACTTCAAGAATTCCTCGGCAGCGCCTTGGTAGTCGCCCCGGTTGTGCTTTTGTCGCAAAGTGCTTCTCTGGAGTGTACCTAACCCTAGGTTGAAACTGAAGCTAACCAGAGCGTCCAGCCAGCTTTGGCGAGAGCCAGCGTTAGGACAATATTTAAGAACTCCGCGTTCAAATCTTTCAAGGTCTTTTGCAAGTATGGCATCCACTTCTTCCATTGTAAACGTGCGATTCCAGCCAGCTGGACAGGGCAAACCAACCCTGTCTTCAATCTTCAGCTTGCCGTGATTCGGGTCGATCACATGCCCCACACCAATAGTCCAGAGCTTGGCTGGACATTGGTAGGGCTTCACCCGTACCCCCTCGTGGTGCCGGATCATTAGTAGTGCTTTTTTGCTAACAGGCATAATTATTTCCCAAAGGCCCGACCGCCGAAGTGGAACGCAATAATTGATGCGAACAGCGCCTGAGTTTCGTTATCCCAAAGCTGATCAGCCAATTGAATAAAATCCACCCCGCTGCTCAGGCCCTTGTACGCCAAGACCCCATCAATACCCACCAGCAGGAAGAAGAAACCATAAGTAATTACCGGGCGAACCGAAGCGCGGAGGTCCTTCATCCACTGGCTTGTGCCTTCATTCAATGACATGTCGTGGGCGTAAATGGCTTGCATCTCGGCTTGCTGGGCACCAATCAAGGCTTGTTTCTCATCTGAGGCGGTCTGTGTCTTGATCTCATCCAGCTTGATAGCTTCAATCTGCTGCTGGGCAACGTACCCCGCAGCCGCCATTTGCAGTTCCCGTTCGGTCTGCATCTGAGCAAGTAAAATCTCGTGTTTCTTGTCAGAACGATCTTGTATAAAGTCAAATATCTTGGGTAGACCACCCATCAAGAAAGACACAAGTGTTGAAAAAATTGTAAGCATTACTCTTCTCCTCTTAGTTCCTTAATAATCTTGGCCCTTAATTCTTTCATCTTGCGGGTCTCCTCTGCTGCTTTGTACAGCGCGTTGTTCATATCCATATACATCACGCCCATGACAGGCAGAGAGATCACTAGCACAAAACACAAGACCACCACGGCGACGAGTAGTGCCCACGGTACGTCTGGCTCATTCGCAGCATTACCATTACTCCTACGTACCACATTACGACGAAAAGGATTGCTCCAACCCATACTGCGTCTTCCTTCCTTTTCCTTGCTATTCTGCGTCTTTGCGCCGCCTCAATCTGCATCTTTGCAGTTTCCCGCTTATGCGCCTCGTCCTGCTCCACAACAATCTGCCGCCACATCTTCTCGTACTTGCCCCACAAGTCACCTAACTCAGGCGGGGCTTTGTAGACCATCGTCTCCCGCAACTCAACCAGCATGGCATCGAGTCTGGCTCTGATAATCACCCGGTTCAATGCCCGTTTGCCTATCGAATCCTTGCCTGTGTATACCTGTGTCGCTTCTGCTTCCTGAGCCAAAAATGCTTTTCCAATATCGTCATACGCATCCATCAAAGCACCCAGATCGTTACCAATCTGAAGAAACACATCGTTCGGGTCAGCCTTGGCTATCTCCTGCACCCGCTGTACTTCTTCGTTGTACTGAATCTTCTGGGCGTTCGTTGGATTTTGAATCTTGCCGAACTGCGACTTCAGATCATCCAGTACTTCCCTGACTTCTCCCGCTGCGCCCTTGATGTCTTTGTATAGCTGACATCCTTTCTTTACAGCCGCAACAGCAGCGTTGGCAGCGGCGAGTAGGGTTAGCGGATCAATCTTTTACTCCAGTTCAATACCTTCAAGTGACTTCAATACAGCCCACCATAAAATACCGATAATGAGGGTGATTGCAGTCAGGATAAACATTACTTTGCCTCTAACACAGCAATTCTATCTTTAAGCACTGCAATGCTGGCTTTAAGGCTTTTAACTTCAGCCAACAAAAGCACCGCTAAACGACCATAGTCAACGTCTTCTGGTTCTGGGATGTCTAACAGGGTTTCAACATTTTTTTCGTTTTCGTCTTTTGTAACTTCAACGGTTCTGTACCTAACCAATCGAGGCTCAACTGTGTGAACTTCTTCTGCGATCAAACCAATATGCGACCACGTTTCCTTGTCGTCACCCGCTGCATTTTTTGTCCGGTACCAAACCGGTCTTAAATTATCAACGGCGTTTGAAACCAATAATGAATCAAGGTCTTCAACATCTTTTTTGTACTTTAGCGACGATGAGGTTCTACGAATCAAACCGGCTGAAGTCACAATGACAGTTGATCCAGCTGCTGTATTGTCGTATGTTGCCTGACTGGTCAAAGTACCAGTCTCCGTCATCCTGAGAGCTTTGGTCAGCGTCGTGCCGTTGGTTGACACATAAAAATCAAGACCGGCACCTGTACCGGCAACGTCGTACACATAAGCGTTGATCGACGCTTTAATGCCACCATCACCTGCGCCTGTGCCGTCTGAGTTTGCAAAACCAAAACGAGCAAAGTCTTGATCCACAGTCCATGTAGAGGATGCGGTTTCGGCAAAAACTGTAATTGTTGTTGGGATTGGTGTTGCGGTAAATGTAATTGAACCTGCTGTCAAAGCAGCAAAACCATTTGTTACAGTTATTTGGCTTGCCGAATCAATAGACTGAATGCACGCTTGTGTTCCAAGAACCCCCGTGCCAGCAGCTTTAGTAAGGATCATACCAATAACCAATCCGGTTGTTGTTGACAACCCCGTGATGGTCGATGTATTTGCTGATGACGTAATTGTTCCCGTAATACCAGTAACAGGGGAGGCGCCTGTTGGTCGTGAGTAACGAACTGAATAAGGATCGAGTACCGTTGTATCAGCACCTATAATAGACAAATCAGCCACAGTGAGTTGATTTGCAAAAATAAGGCTGTCTCCGTCACCCGGAGTATAAAGAGCTGCTTTGCTAACACCATCTTCTTTTAATCGAAGTATAGCTTCGCCAGACCCTTTCGACTCTACAACAAATTCAGCGTCAGCATCCCCGGCTGATGCGGAAGAAGATATACGAACAAACGTATCCGCCCCTGAAGCAGTATCTGGATTTGCAATGTCTAGGATGTAACCAGCTTCCGCAGTGCGACCGATGCCGACATTTCCGGCGCTATCAATACGCATCCTCTCTGTGCCGTTAGTTTTGAAAATTGCAGCGCCACCAATATCAAATGTATAGTCAACGGTTGTAGCCGTACCACCAATATTTCGGTTGGACATAGTGTACGCACCAATGCCAAGCCCGTAATTTCGGGAACTGTTTTGCACAGACATCGCAATAGTGGTTGTTACGTTGTCTGTTGATGTAACGTCTAACCGATAGTCGGGGGCAGTCGTACCAATACCTACATCACCCTCAAAATAATTATCTGCGGTTCCACCAGTGTAAAAATTCCAACGGCCCGTGCCAGCGTCTATATTGCTGTAAAAGCCGTAGTTGTTAGTTGCCTCTACCCAACCTGATGAGACATAAAAACCATAGGCATTAGTAGGGGCGACCGTAAAAGTACCTTGGTTTGCATAAACTCCAATAACAGAGCCAGCACCAGTGTACGTTGCGTCTGTGTTTACCGTTGATATTAATCCGGTATAAGTACCTGTTTGCGCCGCCTTACCTGTAGACCTAAAGTTATACGCAGAAGGGCTAGAAGAAATCATGTCCTCTACGGTGAACGTAAATTGACCTGTACTAGCTACACTCATCCGTTCAGTTGTATTAGTAGAAATACCAACAGTATTAGCCGCTGGTAAATACAATCCATTTGTTGGTACTGTTGCACTTGACGGTATAAACGCAGTTGCTGTCGCGCTGCCTGTAGTCGTAAGGTTAGTACCATTAAAAGTTAATGCGGAGCCTGTAGCTAACGCTGACGTAGAAGAAGCATAAACAACGCCGTTAGCTGTAAAGGACGAAAGCCCTGTGCCACCAGAAGCCGGAAGTAATATGGCGGCGTTATCTGGCACGATGTTAGTGCCGTTTGAGTAAACAGAACGCTCTGATGGGTACGTAACAAACACATTAACCGTACCTGAGAACGTAACGGCGCTGCCCGCATTGCTTGAAGAAAGAATTGTGGTGCGGGTTAATGTTGGTCCTGTGGTGGAGTATGTGCCAATACCCACTTCCCAATTACCTGACGCATCAGTAGCCGCATAGTAGGTGGTGTTAGTGTCCCCTATGACCGAGAACGACTGAAATCCTGTAACGGAGCCGGAAAGCGTGAAGCTGACGGTCGTATTTGCCGTTCCTGTTTGTTGTACGCGATCCGCTACGACTAACGCCATGATTACTCCGTATCTATGTCAGTCCAGCTTGGGTTAGCCGCTGTGTTTATTGACCCCCACCCCGGACTCGTATTACTGTTTATTGCTTGCCAAGCACCCGTCTGTGCATCTTGAACAAGTACCCAACCACCTGATACGTTGCTGTTTATGTTGCCCCAATTTGCCTCTTCATTATTGTAGATGGTGAACCAACCACGAACAACATTTGCATCAAGTATAGAAAAACCTTCCGTAACAGAAGATGCAAACTGTGCAGTCATAGTTTGGGCATCCAATACGGTAGTGCCTTCTGTTATGGTAAAAAAGGTCTGTAAAGTTACTAGCCTAACATCCAATACCCCTACGTTTTCAATCGCAGTATCAAAGAACGCAATACCGATTATCTTTACATCATCTGGTGTAAAGTTTTCAGTCAAGCTTGCCGCAAACTGCGCCGCTATGGCCTGTGCCTCATTTGACACAAAAGCTTCAGTTCTGTTAACCACAAATTGCGCTGTAAACACCTGCGTATCAGCTAACGTACTGTTTTCCGTTATGGACTGCAAAAATGTGGATGCTTGACTGCTGCTATCTGCTAACGTGCTATTTTCCGAACGACTTACGGAAAACTGCGCCGCTATCGTCCTTACGTCGTTTAACGTACTGTCTTCCGTACGGCTTAATATAAACCCTTGGCTAATTAGTAGTGCATCCGCCAGCGTTGAATTTTCAATCTGACTTGCTGCAAACTGCGCAGCTATTACCCGCACATCATTTAACGTACTGTTTTCCGCCAGCGCCTGTAAAAACGCTGATGTTTGGGTGCTACTGTCTGCCAGTGTTGAATTATCTGTTCTGCTTACGGCAAACTGCGCTGCAAAAACTTGCGAGTCCGCAAGGCTACTATTCTCAGTGACATCTAAACTAAGATAGTTAGCCGTTGTAGAAAACGGCTTCCCTGCAAACGTCGATATACCAAACATTACGAAGTGGCGGTTGTACTGTAAGTCACGCTAACCGTATCACCCGGAGTCGTAGTCTTAGCAGTTGAAAAGTTACCTTCGGAGTACAGCACCCCACCTGTGTCAGTCGGTGTAGCTGACGCACCTGAACCAGTGACTAAGAAGCACCCATAAACGGTACCGCCACCACCAGTAATGGTGTAAGTGATCGATGATGCTGCACAAGTGGTTACGTTTGATGGCGTAGAACCCGACGAAGACGCTGCCGAAAAAGTCGCTGTCCCGCGTACTGCCGAGCCTCCCACTGTGTAGTTGGTAAACTCCGATGCGGTAACCGTGGTCATTGTGTCGGTTGCTGCCGGGGTCAGACTAGCGTTAGTTAAGCCAAGATAAGGTCCTTGGGTTGTGTACGTGCCCGATGTACGCAAAAGCGTATTCAACATCAGTTGTTTGCCCACCGCTACGACCAGATTGGGGAACTCGTCTTCCCACTTGATATTGCCATCCTTGTCGCGGCAGACAACGTGATACCAACCCTCAACCCCCATACCTTCAGGAATAATGTGCCCTTTGGCTTGCATTGTAACTACGGCGTTATCTCCGCAGCTTCCGAGTTCTTTGTGCATAGTAACTCCTTAAACTAATTTAATTAATGCAAATGTTGCATTGTTTGCTGGCATTATGATCCTAAAAGTTTCATTAACCATTGTTTGATCTACACCAAAATTAAGCACGAAAATAGCTTTATTTGACTTACTTGAGTTGTAAATCAATGCGCCTCTTGTTGTAAATGAAGACCCTGCCCAAATAGGATCATCAAAATCAACATAAGCAATACCACTGCCCTGACTTACGGTGACATTAGTTAGCGTAAGTCCACCAACGGTGTATCCAGCACCAGAAACTTCTGCTGTAGAAGAGTAGACCGTAGTGTCTGGACCTAAGTTAGCAAGATCGGTATACAGCGCAATTTTTAAGACATCTGTATCAAGATCATGCTCTCCCAATAGAACCTGTCGCTTGAAACTAGTTGTCCATGTCTGTGTGATAGCCATTATTACCTCACTGGATACTTGATCTGACCATCACGATATCTATCACCGCGTTGCTTCGCATCTGACAACTCTTTATACAAGGCCAATGCCTCTTTGTACTTACCATCATACAAAGCCAATAGATCTGGTTCACCTTTTAAGAAGGTGTACGCCTCCACAATAGATCCATATAAAAGCACTGTGTCAAAATTGTCTCCCAACCACGATGTTCCAGAAATATTATTTATCTCGCTTACCGTAGCCGTGAACCCACTTCCAACAGAACCAATAATTATGCTAGATGCGGTTAATGTATCCCCTACCTGATAGTAAACTCCGGGATTATCAATCGCCACGTCTGTTACACCCCCTGAACCAACCGTAATAGTGGCAGCCGCCTCACTTCCGCTACCATTAAGCAGCGGGACGTTTTGATAAACGCCATTGGTGTAATTAGTTCCAACTCCTGTTATTGACAAAGACTTAATATAGCCGGGGACAATAGATGCAGGATAATAGTTATAGTGCAGTTCAACGCCATATGCGGCATCTGGAGTAGGTCCTAAAATAATACTAAGCTCCGTTGTTATCTGCCCACTTTCTACGGTAGGGCCAAATAACGCGTAATATTTAGGCTGCCCATACGCAGTAGGACTTGGATAAACCTCTCGAATAAAATTAACGTCTTTATCTAACAAATACACGTACTCGCCATTTGCTTTAATAAGCGCTAATGAAAATACGGAAAGAAAGTCAGGCGGCGTAGATAAATACTTATTAGTAGACTCTAGAACCCCCGTCACATTTTTACGAAGGTTAGTAGGCTGGGCAGTGTTATATATCCGCTGCTCTGCTTGTCTGATAAATGTGGATAATTGCGTAGCCGTGAAGGACTGTTGTAAATAATCCTGTATCGAGGCAGAAAGTTGTTGGTAGTTCATGTTATTGCCACCGTTACTGGTTGAATTACTCCCGCTGCTACTAATAGTTTTGCTACCGGAGCCGCTTGCATTCCAATATTAGCAAACGTCGAATCCCCACCATATCCAAGAGAAACAGCTACTGTTTGCGTTCCGTCTGGCCTAGGCTCATACACAGCAATCGGCTCATTGATTCCACGTTTAGGCTCAAGTTGTGGATGCTTCGGTTCGTAGCACTCCTGACAAACTTTAAAGCCCGTCCACTCCTTTTTCAACTCCTTCAGAAAGTACTGTTGGCCACATCTATCACATATGGCTTGCGTGGCTTTTCCAACTGCATAGCCCGCCATGCTAGTACCCCAAATCAGGTGTCAAATAGACGCTTGCAATATCTCGGTCTTCTTGTGCTGCCCGTGCAAATTCTTCTTCATAAAACTGCTTTAAAACCACTGTCCGCTCTGGTGCTTTTTTAAGCGATAGATAATAGGCCAATCCTGCGGCAAGACAAGGCAAGAATCGGAACACCACATCCGAAGTATTCGTATACGCTCCTACGTCCTCTATACGGCGCACAGCGTAGTAGCGGAATATGTATGGCTCTGTGTTGTCCGGAGCAGGATAGACAAATAATTTAGGCGAAGTGGTTCGCTGCACATAGTATTGAGCAGGACGCGCTTGTGTGTTCTTATCGGGAAGATGCAGGTATTCGTTTTGGCTGATACGATCAATCGTAATATCTTGCTGCGTCTGGCCAGAACCAGTACGAATCACCGCAGACAGCAC